TTGCTGTTGTTGCTGTTGTTGCTGTTGTTGCTGTTGTTGCTGTTGTTGCTGTTGTTGCTGTTGTTGCTGTTGTTGCTGTTGTTGCTGTTGTTGCTGTTGTTGCAGTTGTTCCTGTTGTTGCGGTTGTTGTTCCTGTTGTTGCTGTTGTTGTTCCTGTTGTTGCTGTTGTTGCTGTTGTTGCTGTTGTTGCTGTTGTTGCTGTTGTTGCTGTTGCTGCTGTTGTTGCTGTTGTTGCTGTTGCTGCTGTTGTTGCTGTTGTTGCTGTTGTTGCTGTTGTTCCTGTTGTTGCAGTTGTTGCTGTAAATCTACTGTTTCTAATTGTGATTCTAATTGTGATTCTAATTGTGATTCCAATAATCTTTCTCCGGGTTTGATTTTTTCATTGTACTCTCTCACAAGCATGGGATATGATTTACTCAATTCACCATTTATGAACAACTTGACAAACTCATCATTTGTGAGAATTACTCCTTTTTGATTTTTCGCATCCAAAAATGTGGATTTAACGTTCAATCTGTGCATTTGTGTAAAAACATGATGACATTGGTTTTTTTCGGTGGTTTTTTGAAGAAAATGGTCTGCCGCGGTGTGCTTTGTGCCACAAATCAACCATTTTGCACTGCCTGATTCGCTATCATTCAATTGCACTTCTATACCGGGTCCTTGAAAAAACTCACTCGTTTTGACATTCATTCTCCGATTGTCTTCTGCGCTAATGAAAACCGAAAACCCTCCTCCACCTCCACGTTGTCGACGCGTTTGGTTCATAGGTTTGTTGTTGTTTTTGTTTTTGTTCAATGCATTATTCGTTTTGCGCGTTGATTGCTTCGTTGTTTGTTTCTTCTGCTTTCTCTTAATTGTGCTCATTCTTTTTCGTGTCATTTTGTAAATTAACTTATAAAATAAATCACAAATCACATAAAATGAACAAATATTATATTTTGTTCATTTCCATTGTTTTATGGTGTTATTTTGGATTGCTTCATGATGCAACCAAATCACGAATGCCGTCTTCAAAATTCACGCGAATGCTCCATCCCAGCGATTTCAATTTGGAGTTGCTGATGTAATAGCGTTTGTCATTGAATGGTCGGTCTTCGATGAATTGAATCCATGCAGTGTGGTCCGCCGATTCGCCCTTCATCAAATGTATTAGCATAACCGCAATCTCCATAATGCTGTATTCCATCCCTTCATCGCACCCAATATTGTAAATTTCGCCCAACTCTCCGCGCTCTAAAACAGTTATGAACGCGTCAGCCGCATCTCTCACATGCAAAAATGCGCGCAAACAAGACCCGTCCCCTTGTATCGTCACCGGCTGGTCTTCTTGCAGTTGATGAATGAACCGTGGAATGACCTTTTCGGGATACTGTCTGGGGCCATACACATTGTTTCCGCGGGTTATGATAATCGGCATTCGGAAACTGTGGTAATACGATTGCGCGATGAGCTCGGCCGCCGCTTTGGTGGCAGCATACGGGTTGGTCGGACACAACACAGACTGCTCGGTTTTTTGCGTGTCGTGGGGGTTCATCGTGGATTCGCCATACACCTCGTCAGTGCTAACATGAATGAACTTTTTGAGGTGGGGGCAATGCAGTCGCACCGATTCCAGCAAATTGTGCGTTCCCAAAACATTGTCCATGGTGTACTCCAGCGCATCCGTGAACGACGTTTGCACGTGCGACTGTGCGGCAAAATGCACCACGTGCGTTACATCAAACACGCCGAACATGCTGTCAACCTCGTCTTTGTTTCGCAAGTTGCACTTTACGAAAATGTATCGCATGTCTGCGCGCACGTGTTCCTCCACATTGTCAACGTTTGCGCAATAATACAACGCATCGGCATTCACAATGCGCACATGCTTGTATTTTTCCCACAACTCGTTTATAAAATGCGAACCAATGAATCCAGCTCCGCCAGTCACCAAAATTGTCGTGGATTCGCTGTCTTCAATGCCTTCACTAATCACGGGATGTGCAGACAATTCCGGCTTGACAATCGATGCCTCATCGTTGCATGAACTTTCGGCTCGTTTGTATGTCTTCATGAGCGATTCCACTGCATCCTTGATTGGCTTCACCTGGGGGAAGAGGCGCTGCAACTCCTGCGTGTCCAGACAGTTGTTGGACCGCTTCGATGCCAAAACGGCGTCCTGTTCCGCCATCGTAAAATTGCGCCATTCGAATGCGGGGTCCACGTGCTCTTTATACAGAGAAAGAATCTCGTTGTGGCTGATGACGCCCGGATTGGTGAAATTCAGCGTGCCGATGTAGCGATTTTTCATCAGTTCAAGCGCCATGGGCAGCAACTCCGGTAGCACCGACATCGAATTCGGAATGGAGCACACCTTTTCGTAATGCGTGATTTTGGTTATGAAGTTGCGCGGGTGGTCTTCGCCCACAATGGGCATGCGAATGCGCAGGTTCAGAATGGCCTGCCTTCTTTGCGCTTGGCTCGGCGGTTGGCCTTGGCTCGGCGGTTGGCCTTGGCTCGGCGGTTGGCCTTGGCTCGGCGGTTGGCCTTGACGCCACGCCATGAACCGGTCAGTGAACCCTTTTACAATGGAGTAGCTAGAACCGAAAAAATTGGGCGCATCCGTCTCTTTGAATGCTTGAACGCAATTGCATTGTTCATCATAAACGCTGTTGAAAATGCATCCGGTGCCCAGATACGTGTAATGAATGTCGCGGTCAGCACACAACTGCGTAAGAATTACGGGCGCCATTAAATTGTCGCGCACATTTTCAACGAGTTTTCCAGGCTGTTCCAAATAGTCAATGGTTGTGAATTTCTCTCCGTGTGTGCGTCCCAAGAATGAAACGACGTGAGTGGGCGCAAACGCATCCAGTTCCTGTTCCAAGTCGGCAATGTGGTCCAAATCCACACGACTCGCTGCGACTCGGTGCTCGATGTTTTGGTTTGATGCGATGTCGACAAACTGTTGTCCAATCCAGCCGTTTCCTCCAAAAATTAGTATGCGCATGATTTTAAGCTTTAACATGATTATGACGATTCGTTTTAAATGTGTATTTGGCATTATAAATATATTGTCTTTGTTAATATTAATAACAACAAACAACTTGGTGTGATTGTGTAAAAATGCCACGCGGACGCACAAATAAGGCGCATAAACGCCGCCAACAACAACAACATGGTGGCATGAAATTCAATCGTGCAACCAAACGAGAACTTCTTGCCCGAGGTGTAACTGAACTCAACATAATTCAGTTTTTGATTTCACGCGTCGATGCCAATGACGTTAAAGTTGTGTGGGACGCAAGCACGTACTCATTTATTTTTGAACTAACATTGCCGCCAGGTTTAGAATTGTTAGACCCATTTGGGTTGCCGTTGGCTGATTCAGCCGACACATTTGCTGCATTTGCTGCTGGCACGCCCGAACTTGAAACCCCCGTGACAAAGGTTTGTGCAAAAATGTCATTTGTGTATGATGCAGACCCTTCGCAAAAAGGCGCAGCCACTCATTTATTAAAAGACTACCATGGAAAAATAAAAAACACCACCACAACTGAAAACGCATACAAAGAAGCAGACACTCAAAGATTGGTTTTTGAAGAACTCTCTTGCCGAAGAACCACGGCTTCATTTGTGCCAGACGTGATTGCTCATGCCATTTTAACTGGAGACCAATTTCGGCTATTTTTTGCAACAGTGTTGTCATCAACGGCTAAATCAGCCAATCCAGATGTTTTTGGCACTCCTAAGGAAATTTATGATTGGTTCAATGCATGGATTACGAGCGACAGAATAATGGTTGATGTTATTTTGATGGAAATGATGGATTTTAAACGCACTGCACCAGGTGTTCCCAGAACTGAGCCGTTTCAAACCATTCATTCCTTGAGAGGGCAACAACAATACATCCCGGCTGCCCTTCGCATGGTGGCGAACATTGCAACAGTTAGGGGAAAAGGAATTATGCCACGTGATTTTCATGAAGGAAATGGACTGGCAACACCAGACGGCATGCAACTTTACCTAATCGACTGGGGAGGACTTTTTAATCTAAATATTGAATCAGACCGTCTCAGCCTTTTGTCTATTTTTAACACGATGTGCAGGTTAAGATCGCGCACTGAAACTATAAATGCAACGGCCGATGCAGCCCTTGTCGACCCGACGGAATCGGAAAATACTAAACGGCTTGCAAGATTTCCAAGTCTGGAAGAGTTATGTGGGTTTCTTCAAATTGGGTTTCATGACAATAGCCAACCTCAACACCGCAGTCAAAATCTGCATGATTTGATGCTTGCGTTTGAAACACGCTTGATGGCGGTTGTCGACTTCACATGCGTTCAACCCACTCTAGAAAATGTGCATAGTGCATTGACGATGGTGGCATTCGTTGACTTCATGACAAATTTAATGATTTATAATCATCCATATTGTCAATGTGGTAATGTTTTGAAAGTTGTGTATCCAGACCAAAATGTAAGTGTGCACATCCCCAATGTTGACATTGATGTTACTCCGTTTGATGATTTTAGATTATTTTTAAGTACATTTCAGGTCGGTTCTGTTCCTTCAAACACACGATTGCAAGAGGTTGTTGCCATTATAACAGAAAATGTCAGGTTATGTCCTTCTGCATGTGCTGCCATGCCTAAGACTGAATTGAGACCCAGTTGGATGACAGACCCAATGCAGAAAGAAGCAATAAGACGCATAGAAGATGCAAGACGTGCACAAGAAGAAAAAACAGCAAAACAACGTGGGAAAGCAGCAGCAAAAGCAGCAAAAGCAGCAAAAGCAAATGAACCTGAAGCAAGAACGATACATGCACCCCCACACCCACGCGGAGTGGTGAAACCTGCAGCAGTGGCTGCTCCCACTAGTTGGGTTTCAAGATTATCAACCGCATTGAATCCAATGCGTTGGTTTAAAAAAGGAGGTGGAACCCGCAAACAGTGCAAACAGCACAAACAGCGCAAATCTTTTACAAAGCGAAGACATACATGAATCCATCTTGCGAAATATAAAAACACGACAATGTAAAAGAAAGGGATGCCAATTGCGCACGTGGTTTTCATCATTATGGGAGTTGTGTTTGGAATTTGTGCCATTGCGCGTTGTTATCTCATGTGTTGTCGCCCGAAAGGTGAAGGTGTCGTAAATTGAATCATTGAATCGAATAAATCAATGGCGCCCATAAACACATAAATACAAAAATTTAATGCATGTATTATATAATACGTAAATAATACATACATTCTCTCGTCATGGTCCGTTCTAAACTGAATCCAGACATCAATTATCGAGAGTACAAGCAGTTGGAGCGGGATGACGCCGATTATGATGCAACCATGTATGAAATCGAGCTTTTAGGCAAAGAAGTGCGCATTGCAATCGGTCGCGGCAAGACCGACAAAAAGGGCATCATTTATTACCCCATGTACTTAATCAACACTGACGACCGGGTGGTGAAACAGATTGGCGTGTTTGAAATAGGCGCAGAACAAGCCAGCGTTGTTTTGGATGATGACGATGACTTGGACATTGACAAACTGCCGCATCCACTCGTTTATTCGTTTGTCACGGCCGAAATGTTGGAAGCCGACAGTCGCGGCAAGAACGCTCCAACTGCTGTGGCGTCGGTCGTTGCACCAGACGAAGCGGCAGACGAAGCGGCTGACGAAGTGGTAGCAGACGAAGCGGCAGACGAAGGCGCGGAGGAAGATGCAGTTGTTGTGGTTGCAGGAGAACGTGTGGTGGAAGAAGTGGATGACGCAGCAAATGCGCTGCGTTCCAAAATGAAGGCGCTGGCCATTCCTCCCCAAACCAAGGAAACTGCACAAGCGGAGCACGCCGAATACAAGAAGCAGCCCGCCCAGCCGTGGGTCCAGACGCACATGCAGAACAACAACTTCGGCATAACGGACAATGAAGGCGCCGGCGACTGCTTGTTCGCCGTCATTCGCGACGCGTATCGCACCCGTGGAAAATACGTGGAAGTGCCCGAACTCCGTCGCAAGCTGGCAGCGGAAGCCACTGAAGAAGTGTTTCAAAATTACAAGGAGAAGCACACCATGTTTGCAGACTCCATTGCAACCACGAGAACGGAAATGCGCGGGTTGAAGGCTGCAAATGAAAAGTTGCAGAAGCGACTGGAGCGCACTCCTGACGCAAAAGAGCAGCAGGCCATCATACTTGAATCGCGCCGTAACGCCGAACAGTTCCAGCGTCTGAAATCCGAACTGGCTCTCAGCAAGGAGCTGCTGCAGGATTTCCACTTCATGAAGAACGTGAACACGCTGGAGGATTTTCGAGAGATGCTGAAATCGTGCGCGTTTTGGGCCGACACGTGGGCCATTTCCACGCTGGAGCGCATCCTCCGAATTAAACTCATTATTCTCTCTTCCGAGAGGTTCCATGCTGGGGAAATGGGCGGCGTGCTGCAGTGCGGCCAGCTGAACGACCGCGTACTGGAAGACCAGGGCACGTTTGAGCCCGACTTTTACATCATGGCTGAGCACACGGGCATGCACTACAAGCTCATCACATACAAGGGCGAATCACTGCTGACTTTTCGAGAGATTCCGTATGATATTAAGGTCATGGTGGTGGAAAAATGCATGGAATGCAACGCAGGGCCTTACAATCTGATTCCGCAGTTCCGCACGTTTCGCGAGGAGGAGCTCGGACTCAAAGGCATCGAAGAGGACCAAGCCGTCCTTCAGCCAGCAGCATCCATGGACACGGCGTCGGGCCATGCCCCGCTGTACAACGACGCAATCGTGTTCCAGTTTTACAGCAAGAGCATGGACAAGCCGCTGCCGGGCACGGGGTCGGGTGAAACCATTGAGCGTGCCGACATTCCCAAGTTCGCCGAGCTGGCAAAAGAGACGCCGCAGTGGCGCAAGATGCTGTCCAACTTTTGGGAGCCTCCCGGCGATGACCGCGCCAAGCCGCTGTTTGAACTGGACGGCCACAAGTGGCGCACGCTGGAGCACTATTTGCAAGGCAGCAAGTTTCGCAAGGAAACCCCCAAGCATTATCTGCAATTCTCTCTAGATTCGGATTCAGAATTGTCAAAAAGTCCCACAATGGCGCAAACCGCGACAAAGGACGACAAATACAAGGACATTAAGCCCGACGCGGATTTCGGCGCGCGTGAAAAAAAGGAGCGCGAGGATGCGCAGTATGCCAAATACAGCCAGAACTCTTATTTGGCGGGCATGCTGCTGAACACGCGAAACGCCAAGCTGGTGCACTTTAGGCGCGGAAAACCGCCCATTGTGTGTGATGAGTTGATGCGCGTTCGACATCGGCTGCAACGAGAGAAAGTGAAGAAATAAATGATTACATTTTGCACGCAAATGTGCAAATATGAAATCATAAAATTCAAATATAATGAAATTACAGTACATCATTATATTCGTATCAAAAATGCCTGTCAATTCTTTCAATGATAAAACACTGCACAAGGTGTTCAAAGGCCTGCATTCCGACATGAGGCGTTCATTCGCAGACTGCGGATTGAAGCAATTTGAGCGGACTGTGAAGACGGTTGATTCATGGATGCAGGTGCCGCTGCCGGCCGACATGCGGCGGCGGCTCATGTCAAATGGGGCAAACGGAGCCGACGACTTTTTTCCCAAAGAAATACAGCGCCATATTTTGAATGAGCAAAGCGTGGCCGTAACATACAAGTTCAGCGTGGGTGGCCGCGACGTGGTTCTGCATTTCGTGGTGTTCAATAAACGCGATGACAATTTAAACATGCATAAAATGATGGCAAGGGCGAGGCGCGTGTGTGCGCTCCTGCACCTGGTTTCGCTGCACGCCTCCCGCATCACGTGCTCCTCCACTCTGAACATTTTCATTTACATGACCGAGTTCAAGAAGCTGTTTCCGACGCGGAAGGGCGAGGCATTTGATTCGGAACACGCCAACACCGGGTTGGCGTATCACTGCGCAAGGAACAATGACGTTGTGGTGTATCGCAAAGAGGAGTGGTTCAAGGTCCTCATTCACGAGCTGTTTCACGCGTTTGGGCTGTCGTTCATTGAAGGCGACCTGCCGGATGGGGCGGATGCCGCGATGCAGCGTGTTCTGCAGCGCACGTATGCCATTTCGCACCCGGTCCGCATATATGAAACGTATTGCGAAATATGGGCGCGCATTTTGAACGTGGTGTTTGCGTGCTTTGCAGATGGCGGCAATGGCGGCTGCGAACATCACGATGCCAAATGTGAAAACTCGGATGTTGCACTTGCCGTGTTTGGAGAGTGCGTGATGAAGGGCCTGCGCAAGGACGCAGACCATGCGCTGCACCAGTGTGCCAAAATCATGCACCACATGGACATTCCTTCGAGCGTGTTGCTGAATCCCACCGACCAAAACCGGGCAATTGTGGCGGAAAAATACCGCGAAAACACCAACGTGTTTGCATATTACGTGCTCACCTGCGCGTTGCAGCACTCGCATGAGCTGTTTCTGGAATGGTGCTACAAGAACAACCCGTTCATCGACAAAAAACCGAGAGCCAACGTCATGCAGTTTCGCACCAATCGGTCTAACTTCAACAGCTTCATGGAACTGCTGCACCATTGCAAACATCGGTGTCCTGCCACACCCAGCGTGTCATCGCACGTAATTCCGGGTTCAAGCATGCGCATGACGGTGCTTAGTGCAACCGAGTAAAGTTAATTTTAGTGAAAAATTGATTTGATTTGTTTCACTAAAATTCCTTTCAACAACTGCGATGGGCATTAAACACTTGAACCAATTTGTGAGACGCGAGTGTCCTGGAGCAATCAAAACGATTTCATTCGCCGACCTGGAGGGCAAGGTGCTCGCCGTGGATGCCAGCATCTACATGTATCGGTTTGCGGCGGATGAAGCACTGCTTGAAAACATGTACAGCATGGTCCGCATGTTTCAATTGAGCGGAATTGTGCCGATATTTATATTTGACGGGAAACCTCCCGATGAAAAGCGCAACCTTTTGAACAAGCGGCAACGCTTGAAACGAATTGCTGAAATGCATTACAATGAGGTGAAAACGAATTTGGAACTGACTTCCTCTTCTCATTCACAAAAATGCGACAACGAGCACCTGTTGAAGGCGTTGAAGCGCCGGTTCATTCGGTTGCACGATGCCGATTTTGAACACGTGAAGACATTGTTGCAGGCGCTCGACGTCAATTACATTGTGGCGCCAGGAGAAGCCGACGCAATGTGTGCGCAAATGGTTTTGAAACGGAAAGCGCATGCGTGTCTGTCGGATGACAGCGACATGTTTGTGTACGGATGCCCGCGCGTTTTGAGGCATTTGAATTTGCTGGACCAAACAATGATCATGCATGACATGTCCAAAATCCTGGAGTTGCTTGGAATAACAATGAACGAGTTTCGCCAAATATGCGTGGTGTCTGGGACCGATTACACTAGCGGTTCCACGGAACTTGCCGACGGCCATGTTTGTGTCAGAACGAACCCGAAGATGAAGTCAAAACCATTCAGTTTGCATTTGAAACTAGCACTGAAATTGTTCAAACAATACAAAAAATGTGTGCAAGAAGCGGAGGAAACTGGCAGCATTGTTGCCACCGACTTTTACACTTGGTTGCACCACAACTGCGGGACAATTCATCCGCGGCTGAAATTCGATTACGATGCAATCACCACGATACATGACATGTTTCATTCCATCCGCTTGAATGCCAATCAATTGCCCAGTGCAAATGGCAACCCATGTCAAATCGACCACGCACTGCTGCAGAAGGTCATGGCGCATGAGAATTTCATATTTGTTTAGAATTTATCATGTCTGTCCAATGCTTCAATTTAATTTTTTCATAATTGAATTGTTTGGTATTGAATGCTTGAATGGTGTCATCCAGCAGCGTCCTCGTTATTTCGTGCCAATCATTCACAATCAACACGGGCAGGTCCTCAAACAGGGATTTGAACACATTTGATTTCACAATTGGAATGGCCCCCAAACAAAGCGCTTCCCATGTTCGATGACAGTCCATTCCCATGCCAAATGGCGAGAGAACAAATGCATATTGCATTGTGATTTTCCAGTTGGTGGTTCGTTTTACATCATTGGCATTGATTGCAAGCAGGTTGGGGGGTATTTCAGCAAGTGATTGTTTGCGCTGTTGGAATCTATCTTTTGCTGCTGTGAAATTCACGTAAATCAATGGAATTCTTTCATGAAATGGGCGCATGTTCTCTCTTACCTCGTTTAGAATGGTTTCTTGAAAGATGGGTTCGCTTCGTTCGCCATGCGTTCTCCACTTGAACTGCGGGTCATTTGAAATGGTGTGATAATCCAAACCGATGGGGAGCTGCACCAATTTTGCATGATTGCAAATGCAGAGATTTTGTGCAAACCATTTCAACAAATGGGGGTTGTTCATGAGGGCTGCTGTTTCCGATGGACCAAGGGCATCCATTGGAATGCACATGTCTGAATCCCCTGACACCAACACGAACCCGTGCTTAATGTGTGGCAACACATTCGACACAAACCATCTCAGCAAATCACTGCAGACATAAATGGACATTCCATTGTGCATTCTGTCATCCTTTAACATTTGTGTTAAATATGCGGTGTCATTTGAACACGACGATTTAGGATTGGATGAATGAAATGTGCACGACTTCAACAGCCCGCGTGAATTCACAAACACACAATTGTTTTCCATTATTGTATTGGCATTTGAAAATATAATTGTAATTTGAACAAAATAAAAACGGTGCATTTTTATTTTACGGATTTGGGTTTATGCATTTTTATGGTGTTTTGAGATTTAAGGATTTTGGGTTTATGATTTTTAAGGATTTTGGGTTTATGATTTTTATGGTGTTTTGAGGTTTATGTTTTTTAAGGATTTTGGGTTTATGCATTTTTATGGTGTTTTGTTTTGCTACATTGCATTTATTATTTTGCATTTTAAGCAGTGGCAACTGCGACAGGCTTGCCAGCAGTGGCAAAGTGGGGGGACATGTAGCGCTGAAGGTTGAAGTAAGTGAGCTCCTCACCCTTCTTGAGCTTGAGAAGGGACTTCAGCTTGGCATCGGGGTTGATGCGACGGCCGTTCTCCTTGTCCTGCAGGTTGTTGTTGCGGATGTAAGCGTTGATTTCGCGAGTCACCTCGGTCCGGGCCATCTCAGCGCCGTCAGTCTTTCCGAGGAACTCGGACAGCTCCTTGGAAATGGGGGTGGGCTTCACAAAGCCGGAGGGGGCACGGTTGCCAACCTTGCGGCGCTTCTTGGCGCTGGCCTTCTGAGCAGTGCGGATCTCCTTAACTGCGTGGCGCTCAAGGGCGCGAAGCTCGGAGCGAAGGGTGGCGGCAAAAGCAACAACCTGCTGCAACTTGGAAGAAATGGAGGCAAATTGAGAAGCAATGGCGGACTCAATTGAGGGAACAACGGAAGCGTCGGTGGAAGAAGCGTCGGTGGAAGCGGGGGCAGCAGCAACGGGTTCAACGGCGGCAACAGAGGCCTTGGGCTCCTTGGGAGCCTTGGGCTCCTTGGCCTTCACAACCTTGGCGGTCGCGGCAGCGGAGGCAGGTGCAGCAGAGGAAGTGGTCGCGGGGGTGGAGGAAGCGGTCGCCGAAGCGGAGGTCTTAGTCGTCTTAGCCATCTTGTTGTTGGTCTATACCCTCTATACAGATGTCTTTTTAAGCTTTTTTACGAATTAAATGTTTAATGCACATTGACATGCATTTGTCATGTCATTTGCGTTGAACATTTGGATAAATGGGTGAATTCAAATGTTTCAAATGTTTCAAATGTTTCAAATGTTTCAAATGTTTCAAATGTTTCAAATGTTTCAAATGTTTCAAATGTTTCAAATGTTTCAAATGTTTCAAATGTTTCAAATGTTCCTTAATGAATGCAACAATCCATTTTTTATTTTCTAGTGAAACTTTATATCACAGATACACAATCATGTCAGGGGCTCCAGGTTTTGGGCCACCACCGGGCAGTGTTTTGTGGCATTATTCACAACCACAACGACCCGGTTATCACGCCAAAAATGATGCAATGAGCAAAATCCAAACCCATCAACCACTGCCGGTTGACTTTGTTGCCGGGGGGTGTTGGGCTAGAGACTCCGCTAGAAACCAGGATGCACTATTTGATTTCAAAACCAGGCATGGAACTGATGAAGTCAAAGTTGTTATTTTTTTAGCTGGACACTCTGGACTTATGAACACGCACCAATCCATGGGCGAACCCAAGATTGATGTTGGATGCAGCACGTTTTTTTTCAACTATGCAGGCGAGCTAACATACACTCCTGGCAGTGCAAATGAAACAAGCAATGAATTCATGTCAAAATTGACAGGCATGACAAATGGCTGCGATGCACGCAGCGAATCATTCAACAAAAAAAAGTTTCTTAGTTTCATTGAAGCATTCAAAGACGCCAACCTGACACATGGTTCTCCGCTGTCGTTGTATGAACCTTCTGAAAAAATGGATGATTTAATTGTATTAACCGAAGGTTCAGTCGAACATGACCTCGTTGACGCAAGCAATCCACACAGATTGCACAGCAACCCTTCAAGTGTTCGCATGTTTTTAAAACTTCCACTCGGAAGCAGATTATTTGATTTTCGGACGTTTAGTCATGACATTGTTGACATGTGGCAACACACTGGGGGGAATTTGGACATTCAACCCACCGCAGATGGTGGAATTAGCATGAACATTCCCCCCTATGTCTATGTTAATCCTGACAGAACAACATATCGAAATGTTCAACTTTCAGACATTTATGCGGTTATAAAAATTGTCGTTTCAAAGCTAGCCCACACAACTGATGACGCTGCTATAACTGCATGGACGAATCAACATGTGGTGCTGGTTTCATTGGGATGCCGAGTATTGGCAGATGGCACTGTTCATCGGGTTGAATCTGTGCCTCGCATTCCATCGGTTTCCCCTAAACTTGAATCGGGGTCTGCACATGCATTTATGGATGCAGGCACGGTTGCGGGTGTGCATGAGCATGGTTTTTCACATTGGCCTCTTCCCACACCTGGTTCTGGTGAATCCGTGTCTCTTCCTCGGCCTGATGGTGGCAAGAAAAAACAACGCCGACGACAAACCCGGAATCGAAAATATAAACTGTCAAAAAAGAAGTCGACCAAACGAGTAAGACGAAGTTAAGCGTGCACAACGGATTCATACAACCATGGCATGGCGGCCTGTGCCGGTTGGCTCACAAGAGTCAGGGCGGACAACACGTAATATGCACCTAATGATTGGCTATCGCGATTTATGCCCGATGTGACAAATCGGTTTATGAGTTGGATGCCATGATGGCGAATCATGTCCGGCTGCATGTTAAAGCCACGCAAATCAATGTATCGAAATGGGTCACCATTTGGTGGGCATATGTCTTGTTTCATTTGCGGCATGATCTGGGCTCGGTAATTCCAGATGTCGGCCAACTCTCGCATGAATCGCACGATTTGCACAAAATTGAGGTCGCCAAACCATGAAGAGTCGGCATAGTGTCCGTGCGAATTGAGTTGCTGGAATGACGCAAACAACGTGTTGTCGTCTTGTTGCTGCATTGACAACACCGGTTCCGGTTCCACTTCAATGATGCACTTTGCACCAATGACATGAGTCAAATAAATTTTTCGAAACATTTGGAATCGCAGCGACATTGGCAGTGGCATTCGGTTGTATGGATTTGTCATCGGCGTGGTTGATGAAGCATTGCCATTTTTGGTTTCGGACATGTAATACGTGTAAAGAGACATGATGTCAAATCCATACACCATTCCGGAATTGTCCTTCACGCTTATGAATTGCCGGCGCGAAATATCGCACACCGGTTCCATGCTGTAAAAATCAGTGTCATTCACGCACAGCGTCCTGTCGTGATATGCAGGACCACTAATGCGTGCGTGCATTTTAATGAAACTTCTGCGAACCAGCCGTTGTATGCGAGTTATGAAATGCGATTGAATCAGATGCGTGTGAATGCGTTGCTTCAAATCCTGTTTGGCTCCACTGCATTTAATCCCGTGATGTTTGCATATTTCCTTAAGTTCTGCAACCTTGTGTTCGGTTTGCATGAAAGCATCGTGTTCTGCAAATTTAGGAATGTGCAGTGGTTTTTCTTTGTCTTTGTCTTTGTCTTTGTCTTTTTCACTCATCTTTTTGCACGTTCGTTTTTTCTTACAGCGAATTGGTTCTGAATTTGCATCAACTGTATTAACTTGATTTATGATGTCGTTGTAAATGTAATGCACATCATTGGTGATGATGTTATTGATGTTGTTGATGGTGTCGTTGTTGGTGGTGTTGATGTTGTAATAATCATTGATTATTTCATGATGTTGTGGTTGTGATTGTGGTTGTGGTTGTGATTGTGGTTGTTCATGCTGCATTTTATGCACACCAGGGGACAATTGTGTAGTTTTATTATACTGTTTATATTTTTTTATATCTGTTCATAAATGATTCAACTGCATACATATTAAGAAAACTGATATAAACTTTTTTTATAATGACAATACATAACACGTTCCCTTTTCAAATGAATATGAAACCGTGTTTGCTATTGCTATTGACGCTGTCCATGACAGTGGCCATGCCAATTGATGAACCCACGTTTGTTTCTTCGCACCACTTGACATTGGAAAATGGCGCTGAAACTTATGGCGCTGAAACTTATGGCGCTGAAACTTATGGCGCTGAAACTTATGGCGCTGAAACTTATGGCGCTGAAACTTATGGCGCCGAAAATTTGGACACTTATGGTCTCGGCGACGATGATGAACATGGAAATGAATATTTGGTCAAATCCATAAAAAAAATATTTAATTC